GCGGACTCATAGTGGGTCCCCATTCTCCAAGGGAGATGTTAGTACAGACTGGCGCTGCGTTATGTCAAGGCTTTCATCGTAGGACTCCACGTATTCAGTGGGCGTATTGTCGAGAAGTGCAGTTAGCGTTTTACGAAACCTGCGGCTTGTCGGCTGGCACCCGGAGAGTAGCTTCTTTCTCATCAGTCTCTTTTGACTGCGGGAAAGGTGCTTATTCTCGCGAATCGCGTCTTCCCATTCCTTCCTTGATCGGCGTCGTGGGAGGTTGAAGGGTCGGGCAGCTCGTCGCAATTTCTTGTCGTCGAGTTCCTGGCCCAGGTCGGTTCCTTTGTAGTTCTCCAACTGGTAGTGGAGATTGCGGACCAAGTCAAAGGGCGTCGCTGTTGGCGTCCTTGTGACACTAAGTGTCTGACGGAGCTCATAGCTCATCTTGGACATCTTAGGGTTCTTAGCAATCTTCCCGCATGTCAGAGCACGGTAGATCTGCGGAGGACTGGGTAACTTTGCCAGCCCGTTGCCACCATATAGTGTGGGTCCGGGAGGAAGTCTCGCGGCAAGGCGTGCTCGCATCTTGGCAGCTAACCACCTGGTGCTCTTTGTAACACCATCTGGTATGCTGTCCTGTGCGCGGGCGCGGCCTTTCGTGAAACGACCTAGGTACTTTGTTGCTCCAAGTTCTGAGAGTTTCTGTATGGGCTGAGACACCAATGCGCCATCCCGATAACGGGTGGGCTTCTGTTTAGCTTTTGACGGGCTGTCCTCCTCGGAGGCTACTGCGTCATCGGCGGCAGAAGGTATGGTGTCTGACTGCGTACTGGGCCTCTCGGGCAGTAGGATGGATTCGCAGAATACGCCGTTCCGTGCTATGAATTCCTTTGATTCATTAGCTTCAAGACCATGCCTTTTGAGCTGGTCTTTGTAGCCTTGGATCTCTGGAAGAGTCGCATGTGCCACCAAATCATCCCCGCACACGCTTGTTGAACGGAGATTTATCCCCGCGAGACGAGCGCAGTGTAGGTTGAGGAGGTTGAGCACAATCCAGGAGATTCCCAGCCCCATGTGTATTCCGCACGTGGTAAACTGGCCGTCTTCTGTGAGCTTCTCACCTAGCAAACGTACTCCGCTTTCCTCTACCCAGAGCGGTTCCTTCAGGTAACGGCACCACTGAACCCAGATTTTCTGGCTGATGTCGTGCCCGAACCTGTCGGTCGCTTTGGAGAGGTCGGCAGAGAACGTTTGCCCGTCGGCGACCATCTTGAGGGTCACTCTCTGTCCTCGGATCACTTGGCATACGCCGAGTCGTTTGAGGATTGGAATGTGTCTCTCCATGATGTTTCGCGCGATGTGGGTTTCGTAAGCCGGGTGGATACTCGCAGTCCTTATCTTTCCTCCTTTCTCTCTAATTGCGACGGGTTTAACCCTGGAAACAGGGTTTTCTCGAAGCATGCTGAGAGACATGAGGAGTAAGGTCTGTGGTGTCCGCGGTGTAAACTGTTGATTCATCTCTGCTTTGAACTTGTTGTACAGAGCCTCTGACATAGGTTCACCCGTTCTCTTCAGGTATGCTGTGAGACGACGGAAGGGGGTCCAGGCGGCGTCATGGTCTGCCCTGGCCAGGAGGACTTTGTTCCTCTCGGCTCGGGGCAGGTCGAGCACTTGATCTACACTCCAAGGGTTTGCTGCGTCTCTTACATGTTTCTTGTCATAGGGGATATATTCCTCTGGACGATTGACTAGTAGGCGACGTTGCTGCCATTGGTGGTCTAGTTCTCGTGCGACACCTCCTGCCTTTCCTCGTCGTTCTAGGCATGCTTTCCGGTTGGGGATAACTACTCGGGGATCGATCTTCTTCAACTTCTTACGTTTGCTCAGTAGGCAAGACAACGTCACATCGAATTCTTTCGGGAACTCGGGTGGCGCCAGCTTGGCAGGTTCTCTCCATCTCTGGAGGGCTTCCTGTTCGGCTGCGTCTAGCTCACTGCTTGTCCTGTGCCAGTTAATTGCACGGGCGAGGGTCGAGGCAATGAATAGGTTGACCTCGCGAGTTGTAGCACTCATAGCTGCTCTTCGGATGCAGTGCGACCACTCACTAAGTGCCGGAGGACCACGGCAGATCAGCCCCTTTATCCATCGGATGAAGGGTCGCATGATTTGCCTGCAGTTCCTCTTGCCTAAGTGCTTCGGAATACCGTGGACCTCGGTGTAAGCTGCGACTAAACAAAGCCAATGTTTGTCTAACAACTCCCAACGCTCTGATATGGTTTCACGACCTTTATCAGTAGATCCAGCGGCCTTCTCTCCCGCTGGGGCTAACGCCATAAGCTTGAGCACCTCCTTTCGGAGGGGTTCGCGCTTTTGTGCGCGGGCGCAAAACTGCCGGACGTTCTCTCCCATGATGTCAGAGAGAGAGACAGTTTTACGCTTGCGCGGTGTTAGTCGGGTCCGCTTCGTAGACGCGTTAACCTTGACCTTGGTCAAGGGCGTTTTCGAAGCGAT